AAATACAAGCGGGCTAATAGTTTCCGTCGCAGTTGCTAGCGCCAATACCGAAGTCGGTGCTCTCAATGCCGCTATTAACGCCTCAGCGGTAGTCGCTGGATTCATAACCGCTCCTGGCGCCATTTCGGCCGCGCTGAGTGCCTCAGCTGTCATTGCCGGGAGCAACAGTGAGAGCGTTGTACTCTCGGGTGCGGCGACGATCTCGGCAGCGTTAGCGGGGACCAACGGCGAAGCGTCCACTCTCTCAGGGGCAATAGTTGGGTCGGCCGCGCTTGCCGCAATCAATCTTGAGACAATAGTTCTAGCGGCGGCGCTCAATGCCTCAGCGACTCTTACTGGCAATGCACTTCAACTCACTACCACGCTTCTGGCGCTTGCGGTCAGCGATTCGGCGCTCTATGGGGTAGCTTTGTTGGATGCCCTCCTTTTCAACGTTACTCTCAGCAATGCGTTGGTCTATGTACTGAGTGTGTCGGATGCCCTTCTCTACAATGTTGCCCCCAGCGAAGCCCTGGTTTATGCGGTCAAAGCCTCGGACGGAACCTAGGAGAAATGGATGGCTGCTTACTACGAAGGCGCTCTAGTTCGCACAAAGGCGGCCTTCACCGATCCCAACAACAACAACGCGCCGATTGATCCGACCACGGTCACACTGAAATGGCATCGAATCACCGATCCCCTAACGACCTGGGCGGTTGCTGGCAATCAGATCATCAAGGACTCAACCGGTAACTATCACGCTGACTTGGATACAACAAACCTACCCGGACACTGGAGCTATGAATACGAGGGAACCGGGACGGCTCAGGCCGCGAACGCTGGCGCCTTCTATGTTGAATCAAGCTAGGAGATTGAATTAGTGCCTTTTCCTACATCGCTCGGCACTTTCATCGATGGCGTGACCGTCATCCATGGCACGGATGTCAGCACCCTCCAAGACATCGTGGTGGGGCCAGCTTGGTACAATGTCAAGGCAGCAGCTTATGGCGCTGTCGGCGACGGCGTGACTGACGACACCTCTGCGCTTCTGGCTGCTATCGCCGCGGCTCCTGCCGGATCGGTGATCTACTTTCCTCATGGCACTTACATCACCAATTCCGCGCTAGTCGTCACAGTCAATAATCTCTGGTTTGACGGGCCCGGCACCATCAAGTTAAAGGACTCGGCCAATCACGCCGTCATTCGCTTCCATGGTGTTACTGGCGGTGGAGTCCGAAACATCGGCATTGATGGCAACAAAGCCAACAATACGGGTGGAGACGGTTTTGGAAATCAAGGCGTTCAGATGGGCGACGACTTGGCGGTCTGCACCAACGTCGCGGTCCTCAATGCCCGCATCACCAACACACTCAATGATGGCGTCTACATCAAACTCGGCCTGAAGTGTCGTGTCGAGGGTTGCTATATCACCAACTGTGGCACTGATCTCAGTGGCGGCTCGCCGGTCCACATTCTCCAGGGCGCGGTTGACTGTGAAGTCATGCATAATCTCTGCGACTCCAACGCCTATGGCATCAACGTGGAGTCCAACAATGTTTCTAACTGCCTGCGAACCCGGATCATCGGTAATGTTGTCTCCAACTGCTCAGGAGCCCACGGCGGTTTCCAGCAGGCGGGTGCAATCTCCATTCAAGGCGCGACTTATACGGTCATACAGGGCAATCACTGTTATGGCGCCCCAACAATTCGGGGCATTTATCTAGCACCTGGTTACTCAGCCTCAAGTTCCGATTACGCTCTGATTGAAGGCAACATCTGCAACAGTAACGCCGGTCACAACGGTATTGATCTGACCGGCAACTTTCTGAAGGTAATCGGTAACCACTCTGAGAACAACGGCCAGTCGGGTATCTTCCTATCCGGCAATCCACTTCCAATCGATACCACCAATTGCATCCTAGTCGGCAATACTTGCCGCAACAATGGCACTCTGCTTGGTGCTGGAAGCACTAGCCAGGCAGGGATCGTCATGAACTTCACTGTGCCAGGAGACATTACCGATAACCTGATCGTTGGCAATTCCTGTCTTGACAATGGGACCGGTTCCCAGCTTTATGGCATTCTTCAGTGGACCGGCCCTGGTTCCCATTACGCTCGCAATGTGATTGCCAACAATCAACTTAAGGGAAACGCCACGGCGCCAATTTCACTGCTATCAACATCAGATGTTGTGCGCGATAATTCGGGTGCTAATCCGCATATTCGGCAAGCGCCGGCGTTTGCGGCTTCCTTCACTCCCGACCTCTCGCTCGGCGACTACATTGCCATCGGCGCGCTGACTGCCGGGATCACGATCAACAACTTTGCTGCCAATCAGTTGTATCCCGCCCAGATTATAACTTTGCAATTTACCCAGGACGGAACGGGCGGTCGCGCAGTGACCTGGAATGCTGCCTTCAAGACGGCTTGGCAACCGCTTCAGCAGGCGAACTCAATTTCAGAAATCAGCTTTCAATATGATGGGACCAACTGGCAGCAACTAAATGGATTGGCTACGGATCAACTGGGGAACGTCGCGTTCCAAGGCTTGACCGATCTTCGCAATGCTAATACGGCTGCGGGCCTATTGCCCAATACTGGCAATACCGGCGATAAGATCGCTCTCTATGGCACCAGTTATGGCATAGGCATTCAAGCCGGTCGCTTCGTGTTCTATGGTGCCGCCTTCGGCTTTCGAGGCCAGGCTGGCGGCGCGGGTCAGCAATCGGCCGGAACAGAAGTATTTGTCATCGATGGCGCGGGTCATCTGATCTCGACTGTTGTTGGCGCCCCTGCGACTTCAAACCTGGGCACCAACGTGACCTCGGCCACCTTCACCGGCAACGACGTCCGGGGCACCATCGCCATCGTCATGGCTGGCGCTTTGGCCGCCAACACCCGAGTCTGCACCGCCACCTTTGCCACTAGCTACGGCGCCACCGCGCCCAAGGTGACGCTAGTCGATCAGACATCTGCTGTAGGTTTGACGATCGTCAACTCGTACGTCCAAGCGCAGTCGACCGGAGTCAGCTTTGACATCGCTTTCGACCAGGCCCTAGCGAGTGGCACCTATACCATCGACTACATCGTGATTGGATGAGCCAGGAGGCTTAGATGGCTGAACTTTCATCGGCCGACATCAACAATCTTCCGGATAGCGATTTCGCCTACATCGAAGCGGGCGGTACGAAGGACTCGAGCGGTAAGACTGTGCCTCGTTCACTGCGGCACTTCCCGATCCACGATGCCGCGCATGTCCGCAATGCCTTGGCGCGGGCCTCGCAGTCACCGTTTGGCGCGAAGGCAATGCCGAAGATCCGCGCTGCTGCCAAGAAATTCAACATCGAGCTTTCGGAGGAATCGCAGCAATCGGCAGAACTTCCCTTGGCTGGGTTGTGCGTTCGTGCGATGTCTATCGCTCCGACATTCGAGCTCCGCGACAACAAGACCACGCTCCACGGCTACCTAGCCGTCTTTGACGAGTGGGCGGAGGTCAACTCGCGCCTCGAGGGTCGCTTCATGGAGCGAATGCAGCGCGGGGCCTTCGCCAAGACCATCCGCGACAACCGAGAACGGCTGCGCGTCCTCTTCAATCACGGTGAGGATCCTCAGATCGGCTTCAAGCCACTTGGAACCATCGGCAAGCTCGAGGAGGACCAGCGCGGCGTGACCTACGATGTCGAGCTCTTCGACGTTGACTACGTCCGCGCGCTCCTGCCGGCGCTTGAGGCTGGACAGTTCGGTTCCAGCTTCACCTTCCGGCCAGTCAAGGACAAGCGCGAGATTGATCATCGGCCGCAGCGCTCCCAACTCAATCCTGAGGGCATCCCCGAGGTGACGGTCAAGGAGTTGAACATGCGCGAGTTCGGTCCCTGCATGTTCCCGGTCTACGCTGGGACCACGGCTGGCCTGCGCTCCATGACTGATGAGTTCGTCTTCAGCCACCTAGTTAGCGATCCCGAGCGTCTGCGCGAACTTTTGACAACGATGCCCGCTTCGTCCATAATCCCGGCAGCAACCGCACTTTCGAACGAACGAGCCGAGCGTGAAGCTCACTCGGGCGGGGAAAGCCGCAATGTGCAGCCGATTACCCCTGTCCGCAAGTTTCACACCTCGGAGGACTTCGTTGAATGGTTGAGCTCCAAGACCTAGACGGCCTGCGTTCTGTAGAAGAGCTCAGCGCCTACAAGAAGCTCATCGATGAGGGGATCAAGGACCTGGACGCTCAGCGTGCGGGTCTCCCCCTCGAAGAGGAGCAGCGGTCACAGTTCGCCAGCCTAGTTGACACGCGCAAAGAGATCGATCGCCGTGTAAAGGAGCTTGAGGCGCGAATACGCATCGTGGCCGAGTTGGCCGAAGACCCCAAGCGCACCGAACGTGCCTTTGAGAAGAATGAGCGCATGTTTGAGATGGAGGGTCGCGGCAACTCGAAAGAGCGGGATATTTATAACCTCCAGTCTCTTCGACACAATCCTTTCATGGATCCGGAGAGCTCCCGCGCCGAGCTCCTCGATCGCGCCAAGCGCGCGATTGAAATCGCTCATTTTCCGACCATGAAAGACGGCGCGCGCGCACAAGCGCACATGGAGAATCTTCTCCATGATGCACAGGAAGAGCAACCTGGGGCAACCGCTCGTCACTTTCTGATCACTGGCGGCCCGTCTTATCGCCGAGCCTTCTGGAAGTCAATGACGGGTTCCCCGCTGAGCGGCGAGGAGCAGCGCGCTCTGTCACTAGCCGGTTCGGGTGGTGGCTTCGCCATCCCCTTCGCGCTCGACCCCTCTGTCATCCCGACCTCAAACAGCGTCGTCAATCCGGCTCGCGCCCTGGCAAGACTTGTAACGATCTCCGGAGCGAACACGTGGCAGGGCGTGACCTCGCCAGCGATCACCGCTTCCTATGCAGCCGAAGTGACTGAGGCATCCGACAACTCGACGACTCTGGTTCAGCCCTCGATCACCGTCAACAAGGCGCAGGCATTCGTCCCCTTCTCGATCGAAATCTCGGAGGATTGGCCGGCGCTAGAAGGTGAGTTTGGTCGGTTGCTCCAGGACGCCAAGGACGACCTCGAAGGCTCGGCCTTCGTCACCGGCAGCGGCTCCGCACCCAACCCAGCCGGTTATGTAACCGGCACTACCACGACCTTCGCCGCTCCAACCGGTCTGACGATCACGGCGCTCTCAATGTACAACTTCGAGAACACGCTCCCGCCGCGTTTCCGACCTCGGGAATCGTTCGTGGCTAACCGCGGCATCTACAACGTCATCCGCGGCATCGACACTGCTGGTGGTGCAGCTCTCTGGCTCTACATGGCCCAGGGGCTCGTCACCCAGGCGCCGACTCCCGGCAACACGGGCGCGACCCTTCTCGGTCGCGGCGCGTGGGAAGCCTCAGCGATGCAGGCCACCGTAGTCAACGCAACCAAGATCATGGTCGTTGGCGACTTCTCTTACTTCCTGATCGTCGATCGCATTGGCATGACGGTCGAACTCGTGCCGCATATTTTCGGTGCGGTGTCGCGCTTCCCGATTGGGCAACGCGGGCTCTATGCCTACTGGCGCAACTCCTCGAAGGTTCTCTCTGCGAGTGCTTTCGTGGCCATGACCGGAACCACATAACAAGCCAGACTTTGGCAGGGCTGCCCGTGTTGGGCGGGCAGCCCATCCCAACTCCAAAGGAGAACAAACAAATGAGCGATACCAAGCGAGTCACCCTTCGCAGGAACTACGGCGAGTTTCAGGCTGGTGCCATCATCGAACTTGAATCCGACAAGGCAGACCGACTACTTAAGCAGGATCGTGCGACGCTGGCAAAAGAGCAGAGGGTCTATGGCCATGAGGACGAGATGTCAGTGACCAAGAAAGAAGCTGCTATTAATGCATTAAGGGTTGCCGATGCGGCAGGCGGTTACCGTGAACAACAGGCGCGCGCGGCTGCGACGGCAGCGCTCAACAAGAAGTAAGCAGGAGGTTCAATGTCCACAGTTCCAGGGCCGGACACTCCCAAACCGGCAGACAATCACATCGTTCATACGGTCAGCGACCCGATGTCGCATGGCTACGGTCGCCCGACAGCTGGTGGCAATCAGGTCAGCGGGAATGAGTTAGGGGGCTCGGGCAACGTTCCAGCCGGGCCGGTCCCCGGCTACGCCATCGACTGGAATGGCGGCGCGGTTAGTGTTGGCGGAACACAAGCAGGGGCAGACATCGGCTCAGGCACTACGATTGTCGCTGGACAACCTGACGCTACCGGTCATGCAGTCAGTGACACATCGGGAGGCGGTACGGTCGGTGACAGCGGGCCACAGGGCGCTGGCCCTGGTCCGACGCCGAACAATCCGACCGGAATGCCCTGATGGGCGATTCGACCAACCTTCAAAATCCCAAGCAGCCGGGACTGAGCACGGTGCCCACTGGCACGGCGCCTCGTAACGACAGTCCCAATGTCCCCCAGCAAGTTCAGAAGGGTGGCTATGGAAATATTCCAGCCATCCCCAGCAAGCCAGCTGCAACGACGGGCCCCGGCGGTCCCAGCATCAGCATTCCCAAGGTTGGCAAGTCGGGTAAATGAGTAACAATCCACGTCAGATCCCACGGGCTGGCCCAACGCCGACGACGGGTTCTTTTGGCAATCCCGTCAATGCCATGTTCACGGGACCCGACGTCCAGGGCTTCCTAGATGATCTCCCTCCGTTGTTCAATGTCGTGGTTGGTATGCCGAATAAGGTCATCACCGGAGTGGGACCGCCCAAGCTTGGCTTAGGAACTGAGATTTCACCCAAGACTCACGGATGAGCATGGCCTACGGCGCGATCACCCAGCAGCAGCAGACACCTGAGCGCCATGGCGGAGGTGGCCACAAGACGATCACCAACTGCGCTAATAACGGAGGCGGTCTAATTCGCGTCACTGCGGCCAGTCATGGCTTCAGCACCGGCAATAAGATTGACATCACTGGCGTTCTCGGTACGACCGAAGCCAACAAAACCGGCTGGACGGTGACTAACATCGACGCCAACAACTTCGATCTCCAAGGTTCGACCTTTACCAACGCATATGTCAGTGGCGGATTAGCCACTTTGCAATAGGAGTAAGCAATGCCTTCCTACTCTTCGACTGCCGCCAACGCCCGAGAATTTGGCTACTCTGGATCACCTCTTGCGAGTGCGCTCTACCGCGAGAACTTTCCGCGCGATCAGATCAACACCGACAATGCGATCGGCACCACTGGCTTGATCACCGCAGCGGCTATCTGGGTCAATAGTGGTGACGTGATCACCAAAGCGAGCCTCTGTGTCGGTGCCACTGCGGGCGCGACGCTGACACATAAATACTTTGCGCTCTACAGCAACGCCACCATTCCGGCGCTGATCGGCACCCAGCAAGCCGATGATACCGCCGCTGCGATGGCCGCCAACACTGTTTATACGGGCACCTTTGGCGCCACCTACACCGTCACTGCAAGCGGCTTGATCTGGGTCGCCTTCTGCGTCACCGGGACGACGATCCCAACCCTGGTCGGCAAGACGACCAATCTCAACGCGACGGCAGCTGCGGCGCTCAATACACTCACCGGCCTGACTAATGGCCTTTGTGTGACCGCCACCGGTGCAGCAGCCACTGCGCCAGCGACGATGTCAGCGATCACCCAACTGGCGGTTCAGCCTTGGGTGCTGCTCCAGTGAAGGCGCTCGTTACTTCAAATACTCGTCTCATTCACGGCGACGAGAATCGCTCAGTCTATGTCGGCGATATTGTCGAAGGCGTAGATGCAGTCGAACTCATAGCAGCCGGCGCTGCTGAGGAAGTCACTGAGTCGGAAGCCGAAGTCGCAGCAGAAGCGGCCGCAGAGGTCGTGGCCACCCAGGCTGCCATTGACCACGCCGAAGCGCTCGGCGTCGACATCATGACCATCCAGGGGACTGGCAAGGATGGCAAAGTCACCAAGGCCGACGTCGAAGCTGCCGTGGTTGCAAAGGAGGAAGTATGAGCACCGAACCTGAAGAGGGAGAGGAAGAGAAAGATGGCGACGCGCCCTCGGAAACAGCACCCGACGAAACCACACCCGACGAAGGCGCGTCCGACACGCCCGCGGAAACCGAGCCCTAAACGAAGGAAGAAGTAGTTGGCGCTCGGTGACCCCTACGCCACTCTGCCGCAACTCAAGTCGCGCTTGAACATCACCGATACGCTTGACGATGGGGCGTTGACTGCCGGACTGACGTCGGCCACGCTCGACATTGAGGGTTGGTGCGGACGCCAGTTCAATGATGCTGGCGCTGTCAGCGCGCGCGTCTATTATCCGGACACTCTGACCACGGTCATGGTCGATGACTTCTGGACAGTCGCGGGGCTGATCGTCGCTGCCGACTACTCGAACGCTGGCACCTATACAACGATCCTCGCATCGACCAACTATCAGCTCGAGCCGCTGAACGGCGTTTACGACGGAACCTCTGGCTGGCCTTACTATCGGATTCGCGCTATTCAGACTTGGTATCCGATCTGGTATACGTCGATTGGAGATCCGCGGACCTCGATCCAGATCACCGCACAGTGGGGATGGGCGAGCGTTCCTCCTGGCATTCAGCAGGCTTGTCTGCTACTCGCCGAGGAAACGTTCAAGCTTAAGGACGCGCCTTTCGGCGTGGCCGGGTTCTCGCAGTACGGCGCCGTCCGCGTGCGAGACAATCCCAAGGTCGAAGCGCTCCTCGCTCGCTACGTCAGGCAACCGATCCAGGTCGCCTAAATGGCCGCGCCGACCATCCAGGCGATTCTCACCGGGATCAAGACCCAGTTGAGTACGATCAGCGGCTTGAGAACGAATGACTACGTACCCGATGCGCTCAACCCGCCACAGGCGGTCGTTGACTTTCCGAATCCGATCACCTATCACGAAGCATTCGCTCATGGCAAGATGCGCCTTGATCCGACCGTCATCATTCTCGTCAGTCGTGCTCTGGATCGAATCGGAACGGCGGCGCTCTCGAGTTATGCCAGTCCGACCGGTGCGAACTCAATCCATGCCGCGATTGAGCTCGACAAAACGCTTGGCGGCGTCGTGGATGACTGTATCGTGTTTGAGTTCCGCCGATTGAATCAACAGGAGATCGATGCCTTGCAGTTCTTCGGAGGCGTGTTCACGCTTCATGTCATCGCACCGGGAGTCTGATTGCCAAACCTTAGCCTGACGAACTGCGAGATCCTGATCGGAGGAACTGACATGAGCAGTTATTTGAATAAGGCCACACTCCGAGGAAGCGTTGCCGAGCACAATGTGACGACATTTGGCCAAACCTTCGTCAATCGCCTCGGGGGCCTGCGCGATACTCAGGTGACTTGGGATGGCTTCTGGACCTCGGTGCCCGACGCGGCGCAGTTCGCCCAACTAGGAAGCCAAGGCCAGCCGGTAACAATCTCACCACAGGGCACTGAAGGCAGCATCGCTTATCTCTTGCTTGCTGGTCAGTTCACCTATGACCAGTTCGGCAAGGTGGGCGATGCTGCACCGTTCAGCGCCACCGTCGCCGGCAGCGATGGCGTGACGGGTCTAGTCCGTGGTCAACTGGGGGCGTTCAACCGTACGGTCTCAGTCACCGGCCAGGTCGGCAGCATCCTGACCATGGCCGCGGTCAGCGCCACGCAATTCCTCTATGCCACGCTGCATGTGCTGACAGCGGGGACCACAATTACGGTTCAGGTTCAATCCGCGCCTACAGTAGGCTTCGCAGCACCTACAACCCGCGCCACGATCGGCCCGCTGACGACGACTGGCGGAACATTCATGGCGCGAGTTGCTGGTGCAATCACCGATACCTTCTGGCGGTTCAATGTCAGTGCAATCACCGGCACCTTCGTCATCACTGGCGCAATAGCTCAGCAATAATAGGAGGCCTAGATGGCTACGTTCTCGTTCACAGACGGATTTCTACTCTTGAATACGGTGAACATGAGCGCGATGGCGCGCCAACTCGTGCTCAAGACGACCGCTGCTGAGCTCGACAACACTGCCTTTGGTGCGACCTATCACTCGAGGATCGGTGGCCTCAAGGACGGTCAGATCGATATTGAGTGGAATCAGGACTTCGCAGCTGGTCAGGTCGATGTGCTGCTCTTTCCATTACTGGGAACCGTCGTTACCTTTGAGGTGCGGCCGACGTCGGCGGCCAGAAGCATCACGAATCCCGCCTATACGGGGAGCGTGCTCATTTCAGACTACAGCCCGCTCGATGGCAAGGTGGGTGATCTGGCCGTGAACAAAGTCGTCTGGAAAACGACGGGCACGATAACTCGAGCCACCGCTTAGGTGGCAGAACTTCCGCTACCCAAGGGTGGCTTCTTCGGGGGTAGCGTGCGCGTCATCGGCAAGGATGTCATCGAAACCAAACTTGCCGTGGCTGAGGCGAACATTCTTGCCAACAATCTCGCCATGATGAAGGAAATGTTGGGCTACGTTAAAGCCGAAGTCGCAACTGAGATCCCGATCGGCCCTGGTCACTTCGGCTATCACACGCGCGAGACGCTGCGAGTTGATGTCAGGGTAGGAAGCGGGCAATCAGGAACGAAGGTGACTGGCGTTCTCAAGGCGGCAGTTCCCGCCTATTGGCGAGAGAAAGGCACGAAGCGGGGTGAACGTGCCTTCCTGACTGCGCATCATGCTTTGGCCGGCATCAAGAAGTTCATCAGGTTTTGGTACGGTGGACTCGGCAAGTGGTGGCATGTCTAAACCAGTTCCCTGCGCCACGCGCGCTGGCTGTCTGATCGTGATCGCCATCTTCATCTTTCTCGCCATCGTGGGGCTGCTCATCCGTGGCTAGCTTCACGCTCCCCAGTGGCCGAATCGTAGAAACCCACGAACCACTCTTTGGTGAGTTCGTCCATATCGTGGCGACGGCTGCAGACAATCTCGAGGAGTTGGTCTACGCGAAGTTTGCTGTGATCGTGCCAGGACTCAGTCGAGAGGAGGTCGCAACTCTGAATGGTGCAGATGGTAGGGCTCTCCTGGGCGAAGTCTCACGGATCTGGGAGGGAAGGTCGGCAGAAGACGCTCTCCCTTTAAGCAATGGTGGGCTGCCGTCGTCCACGGTCTTGAGCCGCGAGAGATCAACCGAGAAGCCTTCCAACGGCTAACCGAATATGGGCAGGCGAAGCTTGCTGGTCGGCTCCATTGGACTTTCGCGCAGATCACCTCGGTTGAACTCAAAGTCGCGCTGCTCTGCGAACGGGTGGGATGGCAAGGTGCCGATGGTTTCGAGCGCTTACAAAGCACTCCCCTTCAGACAATAAGTGATTGGCTGGTCATAGCGGAGATGGAGAAGGAGAAGGAACAGCGTGCCCGAAACTGATCGAGTATTGGTCGAGATCGTGACCGCAGCTAATATGAGCGGCATTAAGGAAGCGCAGGCCGGCTTCCTCGG